GTGTAAGTGATGCCACGATAAACGAAAGTTACTTTCATGGTAATCTCCATCTACCTAAGCCCCGTTCCATGCTTAGGTTTCATGCGTCCCGAAGGATGAACGGACGTGACTATTAGCCTAGTGCAGGTGCTGTAAGAGCTACAGAAGTAGATTCAGCAGACGCTAGGTCTAATGGGAAGTTGTGTGCATTTCTTTCGTGCATGACTTCCATTCCAAGGTTCTGTCTATTAACAACATCAGCCCATGTAGGAATAACTTTACCATTAGTGTCAACTATTGACTGGTTAAAGTTAAAGCCATTAAGGTTGAAAGCCATTGTGCAGATTCCCATACTTGTGAGCCATATGCCAACCACGGGCCAAGCACCAAGAAAGAAATGTAAAGCACGAGAATTATTGAAAGAAGCATATTGAAATATAAGTCTACCAAAGTAACCGTGTGCAGCTACGATGTTATAAGTCTCGTCTTCTTGACCAAACTTATAGCCGTAGTTCTGAGATACTTCTTCTGTTGTTTCCTTAAGGATTGAGGAAGTAACCAAACTTCCGTGCATAGCAGCGAAAAGAGCTCCACCGAATACCCCAGCAACACCGAGCATATGGAACGGGTGCATAAGGATATTGTGTTCTGCTTGGAATACAAACATGAAGTTAAAAGTACCAGAAATACCAAGAGGCATACCATCACTGAAGCTCCCCTGTCCAAAAGGATAGACAAGAAATACTGCTAGTGCAGCTGATACTGGAGCTGAGTAAGCTACGCATATCCAAGGTCTCATCCCTAGTCTATAACTAAGTTCCCATTGGCGTCCCATGTAAGATGCTGCACCGATAAGGAAGTGAAAGATGACAAGTTGGTATGGCCCACCGTTGTAGAGCCATTCGTCAAGGGTTGCTGCTTCCCAGATTGGGTAGAAGTGCAAGCCGATGGCGTTTGATGACGGGACAACTGCCCCTGAAATAATGTTGTTTCCATAGAGAAGAGAGCCAGAAACTGGTTCACGAATCCCGTCTATGTCAACAGGAGGTGCAGCGATAAAGGCGATAATAAAACAAGTTGTAGCAGCCAGTAAGCAAGGGATCATAAGTACACCAAACCAACCAACATAAATGCGGTTGTCTGTGCTTGTTACCCACTTGCAGAAACTCTGCCAGTTATTGGTTGTTTCTCTTTGTAATGAGATTGCAGCCATTTAATTAATTTGTATGTGTGAACATTCCTTCTCCACTTTAGAGAGAAAAAAATTTATAAGATTAAGTTGAGATTGTCTATCCAGACTCTCATCAGTTAAGACCCCGATCTTAGCAAGCTCGAAGTCAAAACACGACATCTTCCACCTCGTATGAGAGTCGTAGTATGGATTACCAGATTCCTGGAATGATTTGTCCTGTGAATATGTAGGAGCCGAGAGCAGCAACAAAGCCAAGCATGGCAAACCTGCCATTAGTTTCTTCAGCAACGTGCCACTGGTCGTGTTCATGGTTATGGTTCATAGGTCTTGGGGGTGTTTCGTTTGGAAAAATGTTCTGTGGTGTCATGTTGTTTTGATGGTATATTATTCCAATGACGTATAACGCCAGAGCAAATAAAGAGGTTAGTAAGTAAAGTTAGATAGATATATAAATCTTTCAATTATCTTTTCTTAGCGGTCTTAGCAGACCTTTTAAAGTTTGCTTTGGTAGGAGCTCCTTTGCTCCCTACCTTTCTCATCTTCTCACCAGAGCCAGCTGCAATACGCTTTCTCTTGGCGTGTATGTTTGCGTATAGTCCACGTTTAGCCATTATGGTTGCTCATTTACACTGTTAACTTTTTTTATGTTTCTTTTAAAAACTTTGTCCGCATTTTTAGAAAACTTTTTAAGTTTATCTTGATCGTCATAATACGGTGTAGAAAATTTAGATTTACCTGCCATTATACTTTTTTAAGTCTAATTTTTCCAATTCTAGTTGCACCAAAATTAGGTAAAATTTTATTATTATCTTTATAATGTTTAACAGGGGTACTTGCCCCTTGTACATTAACTGAATTAGGTTTGTGCATTAGCATTTCCATTTGCGTAGTGCCAAAGCTTTACGGGTTGGCTTACCGTTGGGCTTTTTCATTGGCCCTTTGACTCCTTTCATGCGAGCACAGAAGGAGCGTTTACGAGCACCACCTTGGGGTTGTGGAGCTTTTAGATTTGAGCCAGTAGCTCTGTTGTATTTTTTTCTACCAGCTGCTGTCAGTCCACCTGAGCGAGACTTATGCTTACCCATTTTAAGACTGACACTTTTCTTTTTGACAGCCATTATTTTTTCTTATTACCTAAGATTTTTTTGCGTACTGCTGCTGGTAGTTTAGACATACCCTTGCTCATTTTCTTAGCAGGTCTGCCTTTCTTACTTCCGTAAGTTCCTTTTCCCATCGGCATTTTTTAGCTCCTATACTTTTAAATTTGATGCGGATAACTTTCTGATAACGTCATCTCTGAACGCTTCATCTTGTGTGTATTCTGGTTTGTTCATATCTCTCACAACCTCAGCCATACTTCTGTATGTTTCTGGGGCTGATTCTTTGCCTGTAACAAGGTTAGTGTCCCTGCCATTAGCATCTTCGTATTTTGACATAAGTGCGGTGATTGCAAATTTAACTGCAGATTTGTTGCCTGTTGCTAAAACATCATCATAATCTTTAGCCGCTTCTTCACCTAAATTATTACCAGCCCAATCCATTAAATTATTATAACCTTGCTCTCCTCCAGCTAAACCTTTAAGGTCTTGCACCTCTGCGTCACTTAAAATTGACGTAGTAGGATCTGGTTGAGTTCCTAAAGAACCTCGTACACCTGCTAAATAATTGTCAACTATGTCTTTGTTAAGTCCAGCTTTATTTAACTGTTCATACATGGCATCATCTAGAGTACCATTATTCTCTTCAAAGTGTTTACTCATAGCAAACGGGTCAATGTCGTTGGACTTAAATAAGTCTCCTAGTTGTTCTCCATATAACTCATTTGCAGTATCATAATTTACTCCACCATCATCAGAGTATAACTGATACTCTGGTTCTGGCTCAGTTGTGTCTGTATCTCTAGCAGGTGTTTCACCTAATCTTTTTTGTAGCTCAAGATAACCAGCTTCTAATTCTTCAGCTGTTTTATATTTACCAGCAAGTCTTTTATCTTGCTTGTTCATAAGGTCTTCACCTATTCGTAAAGACTCAGCTTCTTTTTCTGCAATAGCTTGTGCTGCTACTGGATCATCTGATGTATCGTAGCGGATTGTTTCTGCCATAATTACTGTGGTTGTAGTGCGGGTGTAATAGAATTGACAGCTTCAAGAGCTTCTGGATTTTTAGATGGATCTAACATTGGAGCGTTAGCCAATTTACCAGCTTGATCTGTCAGTGATTGCATTTGTTGTGCTTGCATTGCTTTTTCTTGGTCAGCATTGCGTTCATCAACACTCTTAACAAGGTTCAATATATCTATACCCTGTGATGCAGCTAGTCGTTTGATAGCCTCATCAGGATTTAAGAATTGAGCTAAAGCCTCTGGCCCCATTGTCTGAGAGATAGTTGTGATGAATTGTAATAGTGCTTCTCTATCTTGACCTCTGCCAAGTGCATTTATTCCTGCAACAATCGTTGGTCTAACCAGTGAATTTGGTATCGCTGGTATCTCTTTTGATTGTGTAAGAGTGTGCATTTTTCTTTTCAAATATGGTATAAGGAACTCTGTCGTTAACAAGCTGAAGAGCCCGCCAAGTTGTCTCTCAAGTTCCATCTGTGTCATACGCACTTCTTCTGCAGTAGTCCTTTCTGATTGACGTACATTTAAAACAAGGAAAGCTTCAGCTAATCTCTTCTCTAGTATGTTAATCATTTGGTATGCTGTTTGGAAGTCAGCAGTTTTACCTACCTGTACAACACCTATATCATCTGGTCTGCCCTGTATGATAGCCCCGTTACCAGCATTGGCAAGTGAGCTTGGTTTAGTTACAGACGAAGGTGAGACAGTGAATACAACTTTAGCTGCAGCTGCACTACCTTCAACGATAGCTTGCATTAATGCTTCTAAAGATTTTAAGTCGCCCATAAATTCTTCAACTCTAGAACGTCCGTAATCTTCTCCGTCCACAGTTACAAACCTAAGAGGGAGCCAAGGAGTTTTATCTTTTGGGGCTTTGCCTACGCTGTTAGGTAGTAACCTATCGTTAGCTTCTTGATGCCAACGCCAACCATTATCATATAGTTTGACACAAGTATATACATCTACATCTTTACTACCAGCGTAGTCTCCTTTAGAATCATCATTAGGCCCATCGTCTAATTCTTCCATGCCTAATAATTTTTTACTGACTCTTTCTTTAGTTACAATCTCTGTAACCTCACCGTTACCATCTCTTTCAACGCAATATCTATTTAAAGGATATACTTTCATACCTTGTTTACCCATAAATACCAGTGAGTTACCAGTAACAACGAGATGTTTTAAGGCTGAAAATATTTGTACCCTATCTGTAGAACCTGCTATGCTATCCATAATCATACGTTCTACTTTAGCGAAGCTTAAATCTAATTCACTCTTTGCTTCAGGTGGTACATCCTCTCCTAGTTTGGAGTCGTCTACTTGCAGTTTAAAAAATGACGTGCTAGGAGGTAAAAGCCCAAGCATGAGCTTTGAGCTCAACGTGGTGACTCCTTTAGCTCCGACTGATTGCCAAGGTGTATGAAAGTTTTGATATAAAGAATCACCTTCATTTCTCATTAACAATGTAGGAATGGTTAGTTCTGCACATTCATAAGCAACATGCAGAAATTGTTCACGGTGACTCGATAATTCTTGGTATCTTTGCCGTGCGTTTTTCATTAATATGATCCTGTAGTAGAACCAGCACCGCCAGTGCTTACACCTTGTTTAGTTGTGATTCCTTTTAGCCCACCTGTAGCTGGTTTCTTAGTAGCTAATTTACTCGTACCTTCTGTAGCAGATTTCTTGTTAACTTTTTTAGCTTTGACTTTAGCTTTCTTTTTAGTTTGATCGTCCGTTACAGGAGGTGGGGTTGGGCTTACTGGCATTTCTGTTGGAGCAGTTTGCACAGGTGCTGGTGCGGGTGGCGGTGTAGGTGCAGCTGGTACTGGTGGGGGTGCGGGATCTCTTCTACCGCTTCCAAATAATCCTCCGATACACATAGTTATTCTCCTTTTAAATTTTCTTTTAGTAATCTAATAATTGATAGTTGACCAGCCCTAAAAGATATTTCTTTCTCTGATAGTGTGTGGTCTGGAAACTTGTCTGGAAACTGCTCGTCAAGATCATCAATCATCTTTTCGATACGTCCCCATTCAAGCGTACTTGGGTAAGTTGGTGTTTGCATGTTCAAAGAACGCAGGCATCCTGCCTCGTTTAGTGTCAGAAAGTTCTGGGGCTTTGCCCTCATACATTAGACGATCACTTGAGTTCGTCCAGAATTTTCTGCTTAAATATTTGTTAGGTGAGATATCATTTAATGGTTCAAAGATCCAATTTATAGTAGCCTTCCTAAGTTTGTCCAAAGAGTTGCTAGGACGTAAACCCATATCAGCACATACCAAAGAGTTGCAGGCGACATGAATTTGCTCATCTCTGGAAATATCAGCCGATACTGTCCTAAGAGCAGCATCGCCACAAAACCTATTGAAAGGTAGA